GGTGTAGAGTGGGTTCGGATGGGGAGAGANAAACCGATAACCACCACTCCAACCAGTGATGTAATGATATCCTATTGGAACAAATTCCATAGAATTTCTGCAGTAGACTTACCCGATTCTAATTTTGAGAATAAAATACTTGTATGGGGTTTGACTGCAGAGGGTTTGAATAATCCAGTTTCAACCCCAAGGGGAGTAATGTATCCCCATGAAGTGCAAGCGAACCTGCTTCAAACCGTTTTGACAGGAGTTCAAATACAACAATCCTACTATCTTGAATCACTAGAGTCTGTTCTTCTTCTGTTAGTTCTGCTAATGATAGTTGCGATGGTTTACAAGCTTCCCACAGTTCTTTCGGGGACAGGGTTTCTATTACTTGTAGTATGCCAGATTGGCGGGAGTTATTATATTTGGACTTCAGAGCTCGTTCTTTTCGATACCTTCTTTTCATCGTTGGCCTCCTTAGTAGTTTTCGGTCATGCTTCGTTCAACAAATACTATGTGACTTTCCAAGAAAAGCAACAAATCAAGAAGCAGTTCCAAAAGTATTTATCTCCCGACATGATTGAAGAGCTCCAAAAAGACCCATCTAAATTAAGATTGGGTGGAGATAGAAAGGAACTTTCATTCCTCTTCGCAGACATCGTAGGGTTCACTCCAATCTCAGAAGCTTACATGAAGAATGACGACCCCGAGGGATTAGTTCTGCTCATTAATAGATTCCTAGATGGTATGACTAAGATAGTAATTGCTAATGGTGGCACGGTTGACAAGTACATGGGCGACTGTTTGATGGCATTTTGGAATGCTCCTTTGGAATGTCCGAACCATGCTGAAATGGCAATCAAGACTGCGATGGAAATAGAGATACTTACAGAACAGATGAACAAAGATATCGTAGAAGAGGGGTTAGACTTACCACCAGTAGTCATAGGTACTGGAGTTAACACAGGCCCATGTATCGTAGGTAACATGGGTTCAGAACTTAGGTTCGATTACAGTGTAGTAGGTGATGCAGTTAACCTTGCAGCCAGACTAGAAGTACAGACACGAACTTACGACACACCAATACTATTCTCAGAGTTTACTAAAGACCAAATTGATATTGACTGGAAGTACATCGATGAAATCAAAGTTAAAGGTAAAGAGATACCAGTTAAAATCTATGCACCATTATTCGATGGTAAAACAAGATTGCTAAAAAAGACTTGAAATTTCTAAATTAGTCCCCATATATGCTATAAATACCATTGTAACGCTCATTAGAGGTTACATAACATAACTTGCTTAATAAAGGAGAAAACTATGACAAGTAAACAGCTCGGAGACTTCGATGTCTTCAATTTCGGGAAATCATTCCCATTCGCAATCGGGTTCGACAGAACTCTTCAACTATTAGAACGTGCCAATCAGTCACCGACTAATACAAACTATCCACCTTACAATATTGTAAAACACGATGCAGAGAACTTCAGTATCGAACTTGCATTAGCTGGATTTGATAAGAAAGACATCACAATCTCAAAAGAGAAAGAGGTTCTTAATATCGAAGGTAAACAGAAGGAAGGAGAAGCCCTTGAGTACGTCCATAGAGGACTTGCATCTCGTTCATTTAAAAGAACATTCACACTTGCAGACGACATTGTCGTTAAAGGTGCAGATATGAAGAATGGTATTTTGAGTGTGTCGTTAGAAAGGATTATACCCGAAGAAGATAAACCCCAAGAAATCAAAATTTCTTAACAAAGCCCCTTACATATACACCTGTTATGTTATATAATAGGTGTATCTATTATTATGGAGTATAGATTATTATGACAGAAGAAAGAAGAATGGGATTAGAAATCATTGAAGGGGAAACTAAAGTACCCGAAGTAATCCTACCACAGAGAATCGATGGTGAATTTGTAGACCTAGACACTGCAGCTCAATTTGCTGGTAAAAGAGTACTTGTATTTGGATTGCCTGGCGCATTCACACCAACATGTTCAACTCAACAATTGCCTAGCTTTGACGAGAGATTTGAAGAGTTTAGAGANAAAGGAATTGATGAGATTTATTGCGTATCAGTAAATGATACATTTGTAATGAACTCATGGTTTGAATCATTAGGTATCAAAAATGTTTACCCTCTTCCCGATGGTAATGGTGAGTTCACTCACTTGATAGGTGCAGAATGTTCTAAATCAAATCTTGGTTTTGGATATAGGTCTTGGAGATATGCAGTTGTAATCAACGACGGTGTAATTGAAAAAACATTCATCGAAGATGGATACACTGATAATGCAGAGTCCGACCCTTATGAAGTTTCAAGCCCTGAAAATATATTAGAAAATCTTTAAAAACAGCCTTGACAGCATTGTGCTAAATACTGTATAATGGAGTCATGATGAGTGATAATAGATATTTTCAATACAACCTAGAAGACCTTCACCGTAACAGTGAAAGTAAACAGTTTAATTACATTACTTTCTTTGCAGGCGGTGGGGGTTCTTCATGTGGTTACAAACTAGCAGGTGGTGACGTTCGTTACATGAACGAGTTCCAACAGTTACATGTTGACACCTACCTAGAAAACTTCCCTAACACAGTACACGAATGTAGAGACATCAAAGAAGTCACTGCAGAAGGTATCATGAAGCTTAGTGGACTTAAGAAATACGAATTAGATATCATGGATGGGTCACCACCTTGTCCACCATTTTCTATGGCAGGTTCCAAGAAAGAAGGTTGGAACAAAGAGAAGATGGCTTATGGTATGAAACAACAGAACATTGAAGACCTTACATGGGAAATGATTAGGATTGCCGAAGGGTTAATGCCTAAAGTTATAATATGTGAGAACGTGAAAGGTCTCTCAATGGACTATGCAAGAGACCATCTAAACAGGATGGTAAACGACTTTGAGAAACTTGGATACTCAGTTACTTGGAAAGTCATGAAGGGTCATCAGCACGGTGTACCTCAGAAGAGAGAAAGAGTATTCATGGTTGGTGTACGTGATGATGTACTCGAAGGTATTGGAATGCCTTGGATGTGTATGTCTTCCGTCTTCCCCGACCCAGTAAAAGAATTTGCATCTATTGATGATGCAATCCATGATTTAGAAACAGATGAAGAGAATATTGCAGATGGTTTATATCTAGAAACTGCAATGTCTGAATCATCAAAAGGTCATTGGGTAAATGGATTCGATGTTCATCCCGATGAGAAGTTTGAAGGTTGTGGCCCATGTAAAGGTCTTGCACCAGTCTTAAAAGAAAGAGACAATCAAGCATACACCTCTATCGGTGACCACATTGTTAAACCGTGGTTCCAAGAGAATATTGCAAACGGACATATTAAACCCGAAGATGAGAAACATTCTTACTACATGTCAAGAATAGTTCCTAAACATCTCGCAGCTCATTCATTGACTGAAGCAGGGTGTCAACCAAAGTTTATGGGTGGTAATCATTTCCACCATGGTGGTACAAGAATCTACACACCTAAAGAGATGGTAAGGTTAATGACTCTACCAAACGATTATAAAATGACTGGAGACTATAACGACAAGGGTGCAAGAATCGGATTGATGGTAGCACCACTATGCCTATACTACCTAGTTGAAAATATCAAAGGACAAATAATAGAACCATGGAATTCACTGCAACAAAAGACTTAGGATTTAAAGAAACATTCAAAAAATGGAATGGTAAGTATCTTACAGGAGATTCTTACGATACTGTTATATCATCTATTGAATACGATGGTGATGTTATTAAAATCTATAAACCTCATGGTACACTCATGGGTGAAACTTTACTTGCGTGTATCGTAAAGAAAGCATACACAGGTGAGACATATCAAACAGTTAAAGACACATTGTTTTCTATAGACGATACGTCTACAATGAGAGCAAATGCAGCCGGGCCTATCGACCACGAAGAGATGAAGGCAAAAGGATTAATCGAAGGTAAAGACTATGTTCTAAGAACTCCAAACAGTTATTACCCACTTAAGAAGAACGGTGAGTTCAATCGTATTGCAGAAGCAAATGAGATACATTCAGTTCTAATCGGGTATAAACGTGGCAGATTCACAGGAATGATTAAGGGCAGTGGATGGATGGATAAGAAATCCAACAAAGAAAAGTTCGAAACCCTATCACAGATTGCAAATGTAAACGAACAAGCATTGAAGACTGCAGTACCCGAGATATGGAGTATGCAGAAAACCTTTGCGGATGAATGTATAGAAGAGAAGTATCACATTGGTGGTTCACCGATGACAGCTTTATCTGCAAACAAGTATTCAACAGGTGGAACAGCAAAGATGTCTGCTCACTTGGATGGTAAAGATTTAGAGTTCGGAATGACAACTATGTGTGTCTTTCGTATTGGAGAATTTGGGGGTGCATACTTATGTTTCCCTAGATATGGTATTGCTATTGAAGCAGATGATGGAGACGTACTGATTGCAGATTCAAATGAATTGCATGGTGTAACACCCATCACTGGTGAAGGAGTAAGGTTATCATGTGTTGCATATTGTGATGAACATGTTGCAACTAAAGGAAGAGCTGGAAAGTCAGAGAATCCTATCGGCCCTCATGCTGGAAAGTATGAAGAGAAAGGTTCACTGGACAGTTTCTTTTAAATGATATTCATGATTGGTGGGGTACCTTGCTCAGGCAAGTCGACTCTTATGAGAAGACTCATTTCTAGATTGGATGAACCTACACTGGTTGAACCAATGAAACTATTCAAGTGTCAAGAACATGGTGACATATTGGTAGTCGGCCAATATCCCGAAGGTGAAACCTTTGGTGGAACTGATAAACTTTCCCATGGTTCTATACCTCATTTCAGAGAGTTCATTGAAGCAATGAACATTACTTACAAACATGTACTAATCGAAGGTGATAGATACTTTAGAGGAGTAGACATAGAATGGTTGATGCAAAACCATGAAGCAAAAGTATATGTATTAACGGTAGGCCTCAATGAAGAACACAATCGTCATGCAGAACGTGGAGACACACAATCAGAAGTATGGTTGAAGGGAAGACGAACACAGATAAATAACATACTAACAAATATGAATCTACTAGGTCAACTAGAGATTCGTGATAACGATTGCATAGAGAGTTCTATGAGAATTGAAGAGGAGATACATGCCAAAATTATTCGATGAAAAGGTCTACATGGTAGTAGAAAATCCTTCTGAAAGTGACGCTGCTATCGAAATCACAGGTGGTGACTGGGACGGACTTGTATACCAATATGGTAAAATACAGTTCGAAGAAGGTAAACCAAATATAAACTTTAAAAGAACTATAAGAAGATTTCCTCACGGACAAGAAAAGACAGATGTTGGTCTTGAGGAACTCCTAAATAATAGTGAATTAAACGACCTCATGGGTGACATATTAATGGAACTCATTGATGAACAAATGAAAAGGGAAGCAGAAAGCGATGAACAAAACAGTATTAAAGGAACAAATTAAACGACACGAAGGTGAAGTACTAGAGGTCTATGCAGATTCACTAGGATACTTAACACTAGGTGTTGGTCATCTAATCAAAGAAGGTGACGCAGAACACGGACAACCTGCTGGAACTCCAGTAAGTCAATCAACTGTAGATGCATACTATGAAGATGACTTCGACAAACATGTCGATGAAGCAATTCATGTATTCGAATCAAAAGGTGGAAAGGACTTTTACAGTCTGCCTGAAGGAATTCAACACGTTCTAGTCAACATGACATTCAACTTAGGTGGAAGTCGTTTCGGTAAATTTAACAACATGTGGAAAGGTGTTGTATCTGAAGACTGGGAAAAGGTTGCAGTAGAAATGGAAGATTCAAAATGGTTCGGTCAAGTGGGCAGACGCTCATTAGAACTACAGGAGCAAGTCAGAAATGTCTGAAATAATAAAGTGTCTACGTCTCGAAAATGGGGACGTTGTAATTGGTTTAGTAACGGAAAACGCTCTTAGTTACACAGTAAAAGAAGCACATGCTTGTATTACTGAAATACAGGGAGACACTATGGAAGTAGGTCTTGCACCATGGATACCTTTTGCAAAGGATTATACCTTTATAATCAAAAAGGTTAGAGTGGTGACTTCATTTGAACCAAGACCAAACCTTGCACAAAACTTCAAGGTTTTAACAGGTAATAAATAATGGCAGATATATTAGGTGCATTAGTAAAGAAATACGAAGGTGACATTGCAGTACACACTGCAAACATCTCAGTTTATCAATCAAACCCAGCAGGTATCGGAGAACATCCCGATATTGTCGCTGCAGTAGATGAACTAGTTGGTCAACTTGCAGATGCACAAGACAAACTCAAATCAGTAAAAGAATTACAGCATCCAAGCAAAAAAACACTTGTAGAATAGACATCTTTCTGTTATAATAACAGTATGGATTTTTATACTAACGTATGTCGTACACGCGATAAGATACTCGTCAAGGGGTATCAAGGTAAGAAACAGGTTCAAATGTCTGTGGACTACCGACCTAATCACTATGTCCCAACCAAGAAAGATTCTGCATTCAAGTCATTGGATGGTAGAAATCTTGAGGCAGTTAGTCTCAGTTCTATGGGTGGCGCAAGGAAGTTCCGAGAGAAGTTCGCAGGAACTGCTGGAATGGAAATCCATGGTTATGATAGATATATCTATACCTATATTGCAGACAAATTTCAGGGCGACATCAAGTACGACCCAAAAGTAATCAAGATTGCAACACTCGATATTGAGTGTGAGTGTGAAGACGGATTCCCCGAACCCATGCAAGCCTTAGAGAAGGTTAATGCAATCACAATCAAACCCTTTAGATTCATGGCTCACACATTTGGAATTGGGCCGTGGGATGAAAAACCAGCAAACGTAACTTATCACGAAGCACAGGATGAGAAAGACCTACTTGAACAGTTCATCAAATACTGGAGAAAGGAAAAGTTTGACATCATCACAGGTTGGAATGTTAACACGTTTGATATCACTTATTTGTGTAATCGTGTGGACAGAGTATTTGGTGTGGACTCACACAANAAGTTCTCACCATGGAATATGTGTGATGTTAGAGAGTTTAAAACNAACTGGGGCTCTCAACAACAGGTGTTTAATCTGTACGGAATCAATGTAATTGATTACCTAGAGCTATACAAAAAACATACATTTGTAAATCAAGAATCATACAGACTAGACCATATTGCACAGGTAGAACTAGGCAAGTCTAAGATAAGTTATGATGAAGAGGGTTCACTACATCACCTATACAGACTCAACTACTCTAAGTTCCTTGCATACAATGTAAAGGATGTTACCTTAGTAGAAGACCTAGAAGACAAACTAGGATTGATGGAATTGATTCTGGCAATGTCTTACAATGCAAAGTGTAACTACAATGATACATTTGGTATGGTTAAGTATTGGGAAAC